ATAAGCCGCACTTCCTTGCCAGCCAACTGAGCGACCCATAGACAAGTAGAGTCACCCATACCAAGATCCCAAGCAACAAAAGACTTGCAAAGGTCATCCCGGTCAATAGTCGTGATCCTAGACTTGGCTTCGAGATCGTTAATAATCTGACCATAATAACTACCCTCAACCGCTGCGTTAAAGGAACACTCAAACTCTTGAGCGTACTTGTCTTCGCCCATTTCCTTACGAGCGCCCCAGAGTTCTTTCTCGTTGAGGATACCTGTCTCGCTAGCTCTGAACTCCAGCAGCTTCCAGCCTTCCGCTGTCTGTGCGCGATCCCTAAAGTCAGCAAAGTGGTTCTTACCCTTAGGCGTACCAATAAAGAGACACCACGTAGGAGCATCGTCTGTATTCCTATCTGCTAACGCTGGTCTGATGACCTCGTTCCAGATCTTAGGGTTTTGATCTCCGATTTCATCCAAGACCACACCGTCAAAGTACTGACCACGAAGAGAGTCAGCGTTATCAGAGCCGTAAAGACTAATCCGTCTTCCCCAGAAGTCAACCCGTAGCTCAGAGATGTTTGCAGTAGCTCCCAGAGGACGAGTAAACTCAAGCAAGTAATCCCAAGCGACACGCTTAGACTGAGCGTATGTAGGAGCAATATAGGCGAACCGAGGATTAGGTTTCTTACACTCAATGGCGGCCTTTATCAGATGATTGATAGCGCTTACAGTCTTGCCCATACGACGATGAGCCACTACGACAGTAAACCTGTGGGTATCTACGGCCTCATGGATAGCTAGTTGCTGCTCCCTTGGCTTGTAGGCAATCTCGATTACTTCTGCCATGTAACGACGTGCTGTTGAGGCGCACCATCAAGGCCAGTAACCTCAGTCCTAGCCAGCTTAGGTATATGGTACTCAGATAGCTTCTGGATAATGTCCAATGCCTTATGAGGATCCTTGTCAGCTACCTCATTTAGCCATCTATCCATGTTAGGAGCATTGCGCTCTAGTAGATTAGCAATAGCCTCTCTTACGATAGTAGTGGACTTATTAGCAGAGCCTTTAGGTCTTCCCGGCCCAGCAGTACCATCCCCTACTTTCCAGTTACTTTGTGTTTCTTTAACTTCTGATGTTTCCATAATTGCATTATCCTTTGGATGTCATGCTTACTTTAATAATCCTTGTACTTGCTCATTGTTTCTCTCAAGCATCTTTACGTTTGACGGATCAAAAACAACAAAATTCCTAGTCCCTTTACCGTCTGCTCTACTGCTCTGATCTAAATACTTTATCCCTTGTATCCCAGCTTTATTTAAAGCCGCAGATGTCTTTGCTGCATTATCTAATCCTTGGTTTAGGGCTTTGTATAATTCACCACCAGAGTTTTGCATTAAAAGAGATTCTTTCCAGCGATTATCAAAACTTTCTTTTGTCCCGCCTTTTTGCAATATCCAAAACGGATTTCCATCAGCATTAACATACGCATGATTTCCATTTGGTAACTGTTTATATTCTAACCCTAATGCTTCTGGAGTAATTTTAGCAACTAAATCTTTTTGTTTACTTAATGGCTTATCCCAATCAAGGAATGTTTCTATCGCCTCGTCAGGAATATCTACCTTGTAGAACGATCCGGGAAACTTTGTCTTTGGCGCAATATCTGTCTCCAGCCACTTAATAACCGCAGGATCAGCTCCTATATCTTTTGCATAACTAATAACTTCTGCTGGCGGTGTATCAAGCATCATTTTTTCAAGCATTTCTGCCTTTTGATACTCTACAGCAGCCCTATCTGTTGGCAAACTATTAGCTTTGTTATAAATTTGTTCATAAAGCTGCTCAATCGGCTTTCCGTTAATCGTAGTAATCTCACCAGCCTTTTGACCAAGAGCCATTTGATAACCGCGAGCAACTCCGGGAGCTTCAGCAAAATATATCCCATGCCCATAAGCCTGAGCGCCTTCGCCTGTACCAACCTTAGAAATATCAAACTTATCAAATGTGTATGGGCTACCGTGATAAGCAGTCAAAGGGTTAAGCAATCCAGTCTGAATTGCATATTGCTCTGCCATCCTTCCAACTTCAGGAGCAGCGTATTTTCCAGCAGCAATACTAGCCTTAGTCGCAGCTTTGCCAGCAGCCATACCGCCAGCACCCAAAGCTAATGTATCTAAAACGTCCATAGGCTTAGGCGCTCTGCCCATACCTACATCGGTATATGCTTGTTGTGCGCCAGTTAAACCAAGCATATCAGCAGGTTGAATTGCCCTTAACAATTGATTCATATCCACTTGCTGAGACTGTAAACCACCGGGAATAACCTCACCAGTAGGCGCTTGCTTAGGAGCGAAGTTAAACCCAGTTGGGATAGTTACCTGTGGCTGTGCATTTGTTGTAGGGAATAATCGCTCAAGGTTTAATGGATTCGCAGCAACCAATTGTTCTACATTAGGAAATAATTGATTAACAAACTTCCCAACTCTCTCAGCACCACCAGCCGCTAGTTGAGCAATATTCGGAGCTACAGGCGTGATATTCCCAGAAGTTCTCTGCTGCAAGTTTTGAATTGATTGAGTAGGAACACGGCCTCGCGGATCAAGACCTTTGCTTTGAAGAAATAGAATTCTATCTATCTCAGCTTGTAACAATTGTCTGGGCATCTCAGCCATATATCGCCTCGTACATATCAGGCCTGTTAGCCTTTATCCACTCTCGTGGTTCCTCATGGCATTTCTTGTAGTCATATCCTACTGTCTGGCTTCCTGCGTGATGCACATAAGCCCTTGATACGAAATGCTCAAATCCCGCTTTTTGCAGGTCATGGCATATTATATTATCGGAATACCAATTCGTGCTCGGAAACTTAGCCGTATCCCATGCCTTCTTGTTAATCACCGCAAATATTGGGGCGATTACACCTGTTGGCTTTATGTATTGTTCGCTTTCCCACTTCAATCCTGCTTGCTTATCATCATAAACAGGGAATCTAATGTTTTGGTCATGCAGCACATAGTCTGATCTTGCACCTATGAATCCGTAATTCACGGCATTAGATTCCAGAATTTGCGTGTCGTGCGTTAGCTTCCTAATGGTGTCAGGATTTAATACCACATCGTCATTACTTAGGATTACTGAGTCGTATTTCCCATGCTCGAAAGCGTAGTCTGTAGCTACATTGTAGGCATCGCCGAAGTTATCAGCCTGATTCGGCCTCCAGACCAAGTTAGGCAGGATACTCTTAGCCCTATGCCAAAGCTCTAGACTATTCCCAGATAGGTATACAGGCATCGTAGGCGCATAGATTCTTATGCTCTCCAGCAATACAGTTACACCGGGATTGTTTACCGTACAGATGACTATTGCTTGCACAAAACCACCTTCATGGAATCGACTGCTCTTGGCGTTCTAAGAATTTCCTCATCGGGAAAGTTGCCTTCAGACATTTTTGTGCCTAGCACTGATAAGTTAAAACTCAGCTCTGTTAACTTAAACCCTGAATCCCACCCCAAATACCAGCACCAGTCAGTGTAATACAGCCAACTGTTCTCATTAAATGCTCGTACATGAGTCGGATCTTGCCATGCGCCAAGGCTTAATTCATACGGAACAGAAATAATAAATTTCCCGTTCGGGATTAGCAGGTCTCGACAATTCCTCATGGCGCTAACCAAGTCTGGAATATGCTCCAGCACATCATTAGCTAGGATAGTGTCGAATATCTCTGGTCTTATCTTGATCTGTCCGAATCGAGTCTCAAGTATCTGACCCCATTGAACCTTTGAAATGTCGCAACACCAGTCAGGATTTACCCTTGACTGAATGTCGGAGTTTAGGCAGTCTTCCCTCCAGTCCTTACCGGAGCCTAAATTTAATATCACTTTTTCTTGTTTCTAGCGGAAATTGCTGCGGCTTTCTTCTTGGCATCTGCCTTACTGCTAGCTCCCCATGCCTTCAGGGATAACAGTAGGCGCGTAGGTTCACCGTTAGGCTTTGTCTCAGGGCCGGGCATATTACCCATACGAGCCAAGAAACTAGCCCTTCTAGGATTGTCTCCAGACTTAACAGGAGCCTTCAGGTTAGAGCCGGGATTCTCAGCCTCGTAAGACTTACGCCCCTTCTCGTTCAATCCACCTTTAGGATTCTTCCCCGTCTTCTTCGTCCATGCTGCTGCCATATTCTTCCTCGCTCTCCATCTTTGCCATCTTGAGCATCGTCTTCTGCTTATTGGTCATAGGCTCAGTTATTGGGCCACCTACCAGCCAAGCGGAACAGGTACGATCAGCCGCACACTTGAACTCAAACAACTCACAATAGCCTAACTCTGCCTCTGCTACCACCTCATTGGCATAAGTCTCGTCATCCGATTCTTTACCCTGAACACCCTTGATAATACATTCCATCATCTCAGGAGTCTGGATAAATGCAGCACAGTTACCGCAACGCATTGTCTGAGCATTCTCTGGAGTCGTAGCCCATTCCTCAGCACGTTTATCCCAAAAGTCTTCAGGTTCCTCTGGGTTTGCCGGGCCATAGCCTACGTTCTTAAATGCCCAATCCCGATTCTTCAGGTTGAGCTGGATGTCTGAGCAGACTTTTGGACAAGGTTTCATTTCTTTTTCGCAGTCTTAGCCGCTTGCTTGAAGTCAGCTTTAGTAGGAGCGCCCTTAGTTCCCGGCTTCTTCATCTTCTCACCAGAACCCTCGGCTATGCGCTTACGCTTGGCATGAATATTGGCATAGAGACCTGTTTTCATTTCTTACCCTTCTTAGCCATGCCAGCTTCACTAAGGGCAATTGCCACGGCTTGCTTCTGAGACTTGACCACCGGGCCGCCCTTACCGCTATGCAGCTCACCCTTACCATACTCACGCATAACTTTCGCTACCTTCTTGGCTGCTTTGGTCTTCTTCTTCATTAAGCAATTCCCCTAGTTGTAATTGCAGTTCCTGTTCGGTAACACCGTAGGCTCTCTCAAAGGCTTTACGGCCTAAGCCGTGATAACCTGAGTTTCCTCTATGATGCTCTGGGCAAAGCGGCAGGACGTTGTAATGCGAATTCCTTACTCCCATCCCCAAACCCAGACCTCGGATATGGTGAATCTCTGCCAAAGTACCGGGATAACCTGCCCTATAGCAGATTATACAGCCAATGTCTGCAACTTTTGACAAGTATTGTGCTTCTCTTTTACGCACGATTTTTACCCTCTAGCCGCTTCTGAGCTAGCTTTACTATGTGTTTTATCTGGTCTGGGTAGTAGTACCAAAGGTTGCCGAACGACTGCAACCCGATTTCCTCAATGTCCTGATCCGTTAACTTTCGCAAGGTTAGCGGCAATTCGCTGCTGTCGAGCAATGTTCGTTGGATCATAGTCGGCGAATCCGTCTACGTCACCGCACTCTGGGCATTCTGTAAGCGAATCACCCGATGCCCAACAGTGTCCTTTAGGTATCTCATCCCAATCGTCCACAAATCCGCAGAAGCAACATTGTGCCAAATTGCTATCATCAACTACGTTATCGTTAATCATATTATCCTCTTATTGGGTTGCTCTATCCATACCTCTGTTAGAGGCTTCCTGTGACCGCCATACATCGATCCTAGCCTGTGCTGCTACCAACATCCACCTAAGCGTTTCTGCCTTCTCTACGGCCTCCTTAAGCCCGTCCAGCACTGCTAGATACTCTGGATGACTGTAAGCGTAGTTATCCTTGTCTGCAATAGTGTTGCCAATTGCTACAGAGAACAACATTGCTTTTTTGCTTTTACGGAATTCTTCAAGGTAAGTAACCTGAGCCTTGGCCTGTGCGTATTCAGCAGAGTGCCGGATCATGTAGTTAATTGCTTCGTGGGGATCTATTGGGTTCATATTGGTAACCCGGGTTTCCCCGGGCCTTTGTTTATTTAATTTACTTTAAAAACTACTGCCAACGATTCAACTGTATCTTGATTAAGATATACGTCCATATCGCCTTTAAAATAAAGCAATCCATAATTATTGCTATTTCCGTTACTCATCACGCTCATTGCAAGAGTCCAGCCTTTTGCAATCATTGCAGTTTCGACTTGCTTGATAAGTGTGTTCATGTTCAGCTCCTAGTTGATTTATATTGTGCTGCTGTGAGTGAACTATAGCATAGTATTCCGACGATGCAACACATATATTTCTATCGGCTAACATTTATTGATAGATTTTATTTAGCAGCGTGTTGCCATACATAATCAATAGCCTGAGCAAATTGCTTTCTTGTTAACGATAGCTGTAAGTTATCAGTCAGGACTAACCCATCGCCTACCTGCTTTAGATCGCTACCAGATAAGCCCCACTTGCCAGACTTCTTATGTCTTTCATCTACCTTCAGCATGGCATCTAGCCCTATCCGTATTTCTTTGGCCTGATCTTCCTTACCAGCAGCGTTAGCAGCTACTAACCCAATATTGAGCCTAGCTACTATCGTATTCCAGCTAAACTCGTCTCCGTAGCCCTCTCTTAGCTTCAGTAGTTCCGCATGAGGCGCTAGTTGCAAAGCTGTCTCTGATTCTGCGTTATGCCTGATAGTCAGTGGTAGTGTTCTTGGTACATACTTTTTAGCTTTTCTTGGTTTTTTATTTACAGGCATTTTTAACCACTTCAATTGCATCTTTTGCATTATTTACAACAGCTACTTGACCTCTCCATCCAGCGTGCCAGATAACCTGCTGAGGCGTTAGCTTCCCATCTCCGTCCTTGAGTTCCAGCAGGACGTTATAGCGCTTCCCATTAACGCTATGACCTATCAGTAAGTCTGGACAACCTTCCCCTACCTTATGCAAATGCTGGACTACAAAACCCTCAGCTCTTAATGCAGCAACAATAGCTTTCTGGTTCCCGTCTACCCTGTAAGCTCTCAACGCCAATCTCCTTTTTCCCCACGATTTCCTCTAGACCACTGCTCTTTAGTGTCGCGTTCTAGTTTGCTAGCAGCATCCTCATCCCGTCTTTGTCGTACTAATTGCAGATAACTGACTGCTTTGTCGCGATTTTCTGCTCTCCATCTAAGCACCTGTCTGACCTCGCACTGGTGTCTGTATTCCTCAGATGAATGAAAATTCATTGAAAATTCATGCAGCTTTGAATCTTCCTCTGTTGTCATAGTCACTTGGCTGACCCTCAAATCGCTCAATGAACTGGCTAGAATCCCTGTGGAACCAGAACGGATACCAGTCCGTACTTTCCCCATTCCGCTGCTTCTCGTTCATCAGGATCATATCTGGACTCTGAGGATCAATCTCCTGACCCTTCTGGATGTCGTTTTCTTTCTTTTTGTTGCGCCACACAATAAACACGTTGTCTACCTGATCCGTAATTGAAGACGAGCCTCGCAGGTCATTCTTGTTCGGCATAAGCTCATCCGACTGGAGCTTGCGGATATGGTGAATCAGGTGGATATGGCAGTCGTGATCCCTAGCCAAAGCAGTCATCTCGTCTACAAACTTCTTCTGACCGTTATAGTCATCCTCATTTGCAACAACCTTCATCAAACTGTCCACAAAGAAGTGCTGCACCCCTAGTTCTACGGCGCAATATCTTGCCACTGAGATAATCTGTTCCGCAGACGTAGTTCCCTGTTGGTCATAGAACCAAAGATTGCCCTGAGCAAAAGCCTTAAAACGGGCGTATAAGGCGCGTTTGTAGGGTTCCCCTTGTCTGGATGCCTCCCAGTCGATATTTTCGCCAGCAAACTGCCTTAAAAGCCGTTTAATCGATACTCTAGGTTTCATCTCAAAGCTGGCAATACAGCATTTCTGCTCAGACTTGATTAAACCCAGTGCCACCTGACCTGTCAGTAGGGACTTACCGCCACCATTGGAACCTGCCCAAACCGTTACCTCACCCGGCCTAAATGCAAACGACTTTGTGGCCTCCCAGATCATTGGTACAGACCGATCCACCAGCGGGTTATCGATCTGGTCTTCAAGCTCGTCAATCCAGACTGATGCGTCTTTGACTAGGTACTTGTGGTCTGTAGCGTGTAGGTAGGCAGAGAAGTCAATATTGTCAGTCAGGTACATAATCGTCATATTCCTCTTGGTTATTTATCAATATTTGTATACACACTGTGTGTACTCGTAATGCCTTAGCTGCCAGAAAAGCGTTATGCAGTGCCTTGACCTTCTGGTACGGCTCACGGGTTGTTATGTGTACTGGTAAGCCTACAGCAAACCTGAGATCCAGAGCATTGATATTTTCTATCGGCAATATTTCCACATCAGCAAACTCTATCGTATGACGATGCCAGCTAGACCATGATTTAGTTTTGTCTTCACCGTAGTGGACGAAGATAGCTTTAGGAGCAACCCTATCAAGACGCATCTTGATAATCTCTTGATGTCCTTTCATTTGATCCTAAGTTTCCACTCAGGAATATTGTTCTCAGGTTTTGCTTTAACCCAATCAGCCTCAAAACCCTGCCAGTTCCTAACGCACATTAGTTCCATTGCAGACTCCAAACTGATGCCAGCTTTTGATGATTCATTCCTAATTCGTTTTATTACTGTTTCGGTAATAAGTGCTTTTTTAGCTTTCCTATGCTTAACCCAATCTGACCAAACAGTTTCAGTAACGTCATCAGGTTTTTTGATAGCAAGTTTTAAAGTCTTATCTGTCTCTCTCTCTCCCTCTCTCTCTGTCTCTGGGATAGCAACCTGCAAGCAAGGTGCTAGCATAGTGCTAGCGTGAACAAAAAAGCCTTTATCAATCAAAGGCTTAAGTCCTGCTTCAATATCTTTGCTAGCAATATGCAAGCGGAATGCTAGCTCATCGATAGCAGCATCAAAACTACCATCTTTAGACTCACTTGCTAGCAACCAAAGTAGTGGTGCTAGCGCCTTGCTAGCTATTGGCAAATTAGCAAAAACTCTGTCATTCAAAATATCTCGATGCAACTTAATCCAAGGTGGACAGCGATCCTTGTAGTGCTGGAACTTATCCCAGTTCTTAGGCTTCAGAATCATCTTCCACCCCTTCATTCCAAGCTAGCTCAATTTCATCCTTATTTTTAAAAACCCAATGCTCAATCTTTGAAAATTGATCTAAGGTAAGAAAAACACATACTGGCTCACCAAATTCAATAGCATCTTGGCGAATCCCAATCTTGCCACCAACAGTTATAAAAACTTCAACAGATTCAGTTCCTTTGAGTTCCATAGCTTTTTCCATAAAAAAAAGCCCTAGGTGAGACTCTCACCAGACTGCAGGTCTGGTGTTGGAGGACTGGTGAGTACCAGCAGAGTCCCATCTAAGGCTTACTCAAAACACGCCTCCAAGCGTGTACTACTGCAATTACTATACTTTAACTCCCCTAAGCTGACAAGTCCTGCAAACATTAGCATTTTTGAACTGGATATTGCTCCTAGACCTACGGCAACCGGGACATACTTTCATCCCGTAAAAATTAGTGCTTTTCGGCAAGTCTGCTTGTACAGGTGTAGAAGGATCTGGTTTCAATTGTTTGATTTCTTGGCGATAACTTAGGTAAAAACGTCGATAACGGCTTAAATTTTGGTTGGTACTTAGGAGGAACTACCTGCATTACCGTAGCCTCTTTAGCTGGTTGTCCGACCGGGAAGTATACATTACCTATAATACGAAGTTTCTGGTAATTAACTAAATCCTGTAATGCAGCTCTTAATTCGTAATCTCGTTCGTACTTAAACATTCCGAAATTCATTAACAAGGCATCAGCAGTCATCCCGCCATGTTTATGGAACACTTCTAGGATTTTCTCTCTACGAGTCATGAGTTCTTCTCCTTTAGCTTGGCTTCAATGGCTTGCGCCCATGTTTTATGGTCTAAGCAAAGAGCATCCTTCCATTCATTCCACATAGCTTTGATTTCCTCATCCGTTAGCCCCTGCCATTTGCGCTGTGGTGGGGCGGTATAAAGTGGTTGCGGCTCCTCATCTTCATTGCAATACTGGGATGCTTCGTTCTTAGTAGGAAAAAGTAGAGGCTCATCGTGGTTAGTCATCCATGCCACCGGCTCCTGTGGTGTACACGTATGTATCTCAGCCGGATTTACTTCACCGCATCGTTTGCATTTCATAGCTTATGTCCCCTTATGAGTCGGCATTTCTCACGATCCTGCTGGCTAAAGTCTGGGCTAATCTCAGCAAAAGCACAATGAGACTGCTTAAAACCACCTTCCTGAGCCTTCAGACTCCAGTAGATAGCAAATGCCCCACAGGTAAATACAAATATCAAAATAGCAATTTCAGCAACTTTCATAGTTTCCTCCCATTTTCCGAAAACTCATGGCCTAAAACAGGTATCGAGTTTGCGGAAATAGTGCTGCTTTGACGCAATTCTGTCAATAGAATTTCTAAATAGGAATATTGCATACGATTAGAATTATTCATTGACACAATTATTGCATTGGTGCATTATCTCTCTACCGCATCAAGCGGATTACTAGGAGCCTAATATGAACAAATATGAATTGCAGTATTACTACCTTAACGAAATACAAACAGGCCACCCTGATGATTTCCTGTGTGACTTAGACGCTGAAGTCATACACGAAGAATTCAGCAATATTTTGTTTGTCTGGTCTAAGTACAGACTTAACCCAGAGAAGCTGCGTCAGGCTATGAGCAACGAGATTGCCGCAATGATCTGTCGTGCTACTAAATCAGCACCAGACGTTGTACTGACCAAAGAAGATTACAGAGATTATGCTGAAGAACTGCGAGGCAAATAATGGATAACTCAATTATTTCAGATGTACGCACAGTGGCTTACAAAGAAGGCATTGCAGAAGGCTTTGAGATAGCTCGTCAGATGCTTTGTAAGTCGTTAGGCGAGGATCTGGACAGCTTTGGTAAGGCTTGCGCTCATGTTGATAAATTGATCTGGGAGAAAGCACGTTATGAAAAAGCTACTTTCGACGAATGATTGGTTTGCTAGACATATAGGTTTTACCAGTGCAATAATAGGTTTCCTTTACATTGTGGCTTGTTCAATATGAGTAAATCTATCCTAGATCCATCGTTTAAATATGTCCCTGCTTCCAGTACCAATGTTGCTAAAACCTTTGCTAAAGCTCGTAAGGAAATGCAAGCTAAGGCTAATCCGGTACAGCCTGTACAGGAAGTCAAATCACTCAATATTATCGAGTATAAAAAATTCAATAAAGGGTAAATAATGCTATAATAGGTTGTCATCAACCTATGAGGCAATTATGCTGACTCAAGCAGACCTAATTGAATTGATTGAATATGACAAAAATACTGGAATATTTTGCTGGAAAAAGAAAAGGAGGGGAATAAAAATAGGGGTTCCTCTTGGGTGCGACAATGGGTTTGGTTATTTAAGGATAACTGTTCTTGGACAATCTCATTATGCACATAGATTAGCTTGGTTATACGTTTATGGAGAATGGCCTAAATACGAAATAGACCATATCAATGGAATAAAAAACGATAACAGAATAGAAAATTTAAGAGACATAACCCCAATATCTAATGCTCAAAATAAAATTTTTCCAAAAGCAAATAGCAAATCTCAAATTCTTGGCGTTAGTTTTCATAAAAGAGCTAAGAAATGGCAAGCGCATATTTGCATATATAAGCAAAGGAAATATTTAGGGCTTTTTGAGAATATAGAAGCAGCTCATAAAGCATACTTAAATGAAAAATCTAGGATTGAATATGAAAATTCATAAAAAATTAATGCAAGCAAGAATTGAATTACAAAAAAAAGAACTCAATAAATCTGGTCATAATAAATTTGCAAATTATAAATATTTTGAACTGTCCGATTTCTTAAATGAAATACAACAAATATTTAATAATTTAAATTTATGTAGTGTAGTTTCATTTTCAAAAGAATACGCAACATTAACTATATTTGATTGTGACTCTGACGAAAGCATAGTTTTTACGTCTCCAATGGCAGATGCAAACTTAAAAGGTACGCATCCGATCCAGAATCTAGGTGCTGTAGAAACCTACTCCAGACGCTACCTGTACGTTACTGCGCTTGAGATCGTAGAGCATGATGCGCTAGACGCTACAACAGGCCAAGAGGCTCCTAAGTCTGCAAAGCCTATTAGCAAGGACGTATTTGATAGCATGGCTATAGAGGATCAGGAGGCTATCCGCAGCATCGGAGTCCATGTTATCTCTATGCTGGCTATGGACGATGTAGAAGGAGCTGTCCAGTATATTGAACAGTGTGAGTTAGATGCAGACTCCAAAACCGCCCTATGGAGTTTGTTGGATAGTAAACAACGGGCAGCAATTAAGAAATTCACTACAAGGTAGAAAAATATGAGCTTTGATAATACAAATAGGGGCATATTGTCCAAAAATTTGAACAAAACGGCAGACAATCATCCGGAATATTCTGGCTCTCTGAACGTAGATGGCACTGATTACTGGCTATCTGCATGGATTAAAGAGTCCAGCAAAGACGGTAAGAAGTTCTTTAGTTTGTCGGTAAAACCCAAAGATTCGGTTAAGCAGAAGCCCAAAGCAAAGCAGGAATATGATATGCCAGAGGATCAAGTTCCGTTCTGATCTACGGCCTGAAAGCGGATGCTGCTTATTTGATTAACATGGGGTTCATCAACGCAGCGAAGTAAGTAAGGCCACCTTTATGGGGAAAGCGGATGCTGTGAAGTGGGTAGCTGGAATCTAATCACCGCCAGCCACAGACGTAGCGATTACCCACCTAATACGCCAAGCCGGTAGTGGCGCGTAACACCGGCAGCAGGGGCTAGATAATCCTTCGGACTGCTCCAAGTCTAGTGACCCTGCACAATTTATAAGGTAAATGCCGTATACAGGCTTATAAATTTGTATAACCAAGACGCATGAGGATTGGGCGAGAGCGATACGAAGCTACCCGGGTGGATGATCGTAGACAGTCCTCAGTCGTGTTGGTGTTGTTTGGTATTAACTTAGCCATCGGACTATAGACCCCGAGAGAAGCAGCACCAACAACCAAGACGCATGAGGATTGACAGCGGTTTAAAGCCGTTTTGCTGGCACTCTAAAGCTGGCATTAACTTATAGGCAGTCCTCAGTCGTGTTGGTGGCAGTGAATAATCGGCAGTGGCATATCGCACACGGATACAGGGAATAGCTGTCACCAACAACTTTACATAGGAGACTTATGAAACTGTTAGACGAACTACAAAGCCGCTTTGAGATTCCTAACGATAGGCAACTGGCTGCAAAACTTGATGTCTCAACTCCAGTCATTAGCCGTATTCGTAACGGTAAATGCGCTGTGTCAGCCGATATTATGATCCGTATCCATGAAGTTCTAGGTCTGCCAATTGCTGAGATCAAGGAGCTTTGCCAGTGAGCTGGAATATTGTAGAGCTGGACGTAATCCGATGGGCTGAAGCTAGAGGAATTGTCGCTAATTCAGACTCTAAGACGCAGTTACTCAAAGCAGTATCTGAAATGGGAGAACTAGCAGATGCCATTATTAAACGGGATCGACCTGCTATTGTTGATGGGATTGGCGATGTGCTTGTGTGTCTTATTGTGGTGGGGGCTTTAGAAGACGTAAACCTAACCCATTGCCTAGAATCAGCCTATAACGAGATTAAAGATCGTAAAGGCTACCTCAATAAGAATGGAGTATTCGTCAGAGATGGTAGTTAAACCAACTGTAGAACTTTACGCAGAATCTATTAAATATTTGCTAAATAATGACACCACGATACATCAATTTGCTGAAGCTACTGGTTTCCACGTAGTAACGTCAGGCAGGATACTTAGGGTATTCCATAAATATAAATTGGTTCATATCTGTGACTGGGAGCAGGATAGACGAGGCAGAGACTCCATAAGAATCTATAAATGGGGCAAAGGTAAAGACGCTAAACGGTTCAAATTAACAGCAGCACAACGTCAGCAAAGACGCAGGGATCTGCTAAAGAAGATAACTCACCCTGTTAGCTTACTTAGACCTTTATAAATGCTTTACCAATTCTCTTTGCAAAGAAACTTTTTTTACATTTAATTGTGGTGCAAGCCAGCGTATAAAGTCAGATATTGATTGAAAAGATTGTCCTTGAAATTCAATCTTTACATTATTTGTTCTATTATTGGCTTGCCCATAATCATCAGCCCATCGAACATTTCCCGGCTCATAACCTTTAGAGTTATCAATCCTATCTATTGAATGCTTTTCTGATGGAGCAACACCAACATATTCACAGAATGCTTTTGGATCATTTAACCATTCATTACATAAAAGAATGCCTTTTCCCCCATAATTCTTATAAGCTGGATCTTTAGGGTTTGTGCATCTCTTTTTAATAGAACACCAGCTTTTATAGGCTTTTGTCCCATAAAAACCATGTTTTCTAGGTATTTCATGCCTCTTTTCTGTTCTTATACATCCACAACTTTTAGTATTTCCCTTTGTTAAATTTAAAGCAAGTGGAGATGTTTCTTTTCCGCAATCGCATAAACAATTCCACCGTCTATTTCCAAGATAATTTTGAGCTACAAGCCGCCCAAATCTTTTTCCAGTAAGGTCAATTAGTTTCATGTAATTATTATACACGGAATCAAACTTTAATCAACTCTCCTCTAAAATACACTTCGCCAGCATCTTCATTCATAACCTCAACTAACTCAGGTGGCATTAACTTGCCGTCAATAAAGGTTAATACAGCAAATCCGGATCTATGATTGCGGGTTGAGTCTTCCGTATACTCAAACTGATCGCCCCAAACATTAGCAAGGCTTCCTGTATCTACCCCATATCTCGTCCCTGTCAGGTCAGTCCACGGAGTCACTTTTAGGGAATGAAGGTGACCGTTTACGGTGCTGATCCCTGATTTTAAAGTTGCGTTATATGCCGCATGAATTCCGTTATAAAGACGGTGTTTTATCTGTATTGTCTCGTTGACCATAATGCTGGTAGAGAACTTCCACATGGGGAAATGGTCAGTCAGATTCATGCCTTCTACGCCTCGCCAAGTATCCCCTACCTGAGCCGCTAAACGGGCGTTAAAGCGCATATCGTGATTACCCCATGTCCAGTGTAGGGCAGAGCCTCTAGCGGCCTTCTCGACCTCTTTTAGACGTTCCTGACAGGCTTCTAGCTCTTGTTTTACTGTCGGCGTAGTGCCCCATCCTGAAACTGGGTGTCTGGAGATAGACGCACCATCGAATACATCCCCATTCATAACGACCATCTTTGGCTTTAGTTCTTTGATGATCTTTACGAATGCACGATGAGCAGTGCTGATAATACCGGGCCAGTAGTGGCAGTCAGACCCAACGACGATAACACCATTTTTCAATGTAACATTGACTCTGATATTATTCTCAGGATATGTTACTTTGAAGTCTGGGCTGTTCCTAGCAACTCCAGCAAGAACAATACCGTGTTTTTCTTCAATCTTCCTGCGTCTTGCGTTTACGTTTCTTTCAGTAATTCCTAGTATTTTTGATAACTCTACTACCGAACCGTGTTTATTCCACAGACCTATAAACTCTTGGTCTGTGCAAGATCGTTTTCGCATGATCCCCTCTAGTTAGAAAATCGATGAAATTCCCCACACCAGTCATCCCTGCCAACCACAGGGAAAGTGCTTTCATAATCATCGTCACCCGTATTAATTAAGGTTGGCGGGTAACGTCTGCAATAGCCTAGATTTTCTTTTGGCTCACATTCAAAAAATGAGCAGGATTGGCAAGCTGGCATCCAATCTTCTTTTTTTTTAGGCATTACAATTTATTACCTTTATATTC